AACCCCGCCGAAGCGGGTTCTTTCTGACCATTCCGAATCCTTCCGGCTGCCTTCCTGGCGTGGTCGATCATCCTGATCCTGAGCGCGTCCTGCACATCAGAGTGGGGCTAGATTAATCACATCGATGCAGACGCCAAAGAGCCGAAAACTGCGATTCTTGTAAGCCTTTTGCCATAGCGACGTCAGACACCGTTCCGGACATCGACTAGCTGGTGCGGAGGAGTCGTTGGTGGGGTACTCCGCGCTTGGGGTTGTATTTCGGCAAGCCCTGTTCCAGATGCTGATAATTATTTCAAGCTATCTGAATAATTGCCGCACCAACTCAATAGCATTGATAAATAACAGTTAATTAAGCTCGACCGTCTGAGAAAACAGATTCACAGCCGTTTAATCTTGAGAAAAGTCTGTACATATAATTATATGCGCGTATATTCGCCCCACTGCTTCGCAATTAACACTTCGACACCCGGCATGATGTTTCTCTGTTTCATCTCCTCGGTTCGTTTTGATTCTCGCTTCTCAGTCTCGGCCCTGAATGCATCAGTGCTGCAGCCTTAAAACACCCTGGAGATACTCATGTCTACTCGTCAAAATGGCACAGTTAAGTGGTTCAACGATGAAAAAGGTTTCGGCTTTATTACGCCGACCAATGGTAGCGAAGATCTTTTCGTCCATTATCGTTCAATCGAAAGCACAGGCTTCAAAAGCCTGAGCGAAGGCCAAGCGGTTTCTTTCATGGCTACCAAAGGCCAGAAAGGAATGCAGGCCGATCAGGTTCAAGTCTGCTAAGACGCCTGATATAAAAAAGCCCCGCTTCGGCGGGGCTTTTTCTTTTTCTGGTGATGTTTTTGCACTTTTCGGGTATTATTTGAAAAAAAAACCGGAGGTGCGGGAATAATTGAATCTTACGTGTTTATTTAAAACTCTTGATATTGACTGTCTTTGCAATCCTGTCATGTCTGCAAGTTTATCTTGCGTTATGTTTCTATCGTGAAGAATCTTTCTAACTTTTTCAACAAGTAAATTATGAATTTCCATTCTCCGATTTTAGGTTGAAACAACTTAAAAGTCGTCAACATTAATGTGACATTTTTTCTTGACACGATGAAACATATATGTGAATATTGGTCATGGAGTCACACATATGTTTCTAAGCGAGTATCTAGATAGCAGAAATGAGTCATTAAGGGGATTTGCGGGGCGAACAGGATTAAGCCTTGAAACTGTGCGCCGTATTGCAAATGGCACTCAGGTAAATATCACCCTCAAAACTCTTTCGGCTATCGAAACGGCGACTGACGGGCAAGTGACACGCGAGGACTTTGATAAACAGATACGTCAGTCCGCTTAAATAGAGCATACCCCGCTTTTGCCGCTTTGGGAACTGCGGGAATACATAAAACACGGAGGGCGCAAGGTGTCTGTGAAGAAAACAGGGCAAACAACTTTAAGCGATGTGCCCGCTAGTCTGAAAGAGGTTTTAGACGGCTTCATCGAAATGCTGGATAAGAACCCTGGCAGGGTTATGAGGCTGTCAGTTCGCTGGCACGGGTGTGACATTTATTGTCATGTGAGTAAGGGAAGTAAGAAATAAGAACAACGGAGGGCGTTATGGAACATCGTGAATCATACGAAGCCATGAGAGCGGTCATTGGGCGTGACACGGCACTTGTGGCAAAGACAGTCGGTTTGAGCCAGTCTACAATTCAGCACTGGTGCGTGGACTGCGGAAACATGAAGAACCCGCTTGAACGAATCCTTGAGGTCTGCCGGATTGCAAAGGCAAGGGGCAAGAAAGACTATTCCGCTCCGGTGCGGTTTTTGGCTGATAGTTTGGGTTTTATGCTTGTGCCTGTGCCGGAAATGCGGTCTGAAGCAAAAACTATTTCAAAATCATTTCTGAATACTATGAAAGAAGTTTCGGAGTTCACTGCCGCTGCTTCCGCAGGGCTTGAGGACGGCAAAATAACGCCTGAGGAGCGAACTGTTATTCTCGCTGAAGGGCGTGAGGCTGTGCAGAAAACAATGTTTTTTCTCCGCCGTGTGCAGGGGGTTGTGTAATGAGCCCCGCAGGTTACAGAGAGCGCATTGTGCGCCTTGAGCTCCTTTATTTCTCTATTTTTATAGCTTGGGCTCTGGCGGATGCGGACAACGGCAGATGGGATGCGAACGAAGCGAAAGCTATGTTCGGGCGTTATCCGGAGATGTTTGTTTCGGACGCTCCGTTTGCCCTTAAGTGTATGAATAAAGAGGATGAAAAGCGGCATGAGTGGTGAAATATTTATAGCAGTAACGGCAGGGTTCGGCTTCGGGTTCTCGTTAATGTTGCTTACTGTATGTTTTGCTATGAGCATAAAAAAATAGCCGGAGGTGAGAAAATGGAAGCGGCTGTGAAACAAGGTGCTGCGCCGGAAGCGCAGGAAAAAAAAGTGCTGACGCTTTATCAGGCGGAAGTAAGTCCGCTTGTCGAGGACGCGGATGTTGAGTGCCTTGTGCGCACTGTGGCGGGAATCGGTGACGGCTCCCTGATTACGGAGCTTGTGAGCCACATTAGAGAGGCAAGCATGGCTATTCATGCGGGGCGGGGCTCTGCGGATATTCTTGAAACTCTTTCAGCAACAAAAAGGGTTGTTTCGACTGAAAAGAATCATGAAAGAGGCGCAATTATCTCGGTAGAGATAAAGAGTGGAAAAGACAACAACAAAGACCTGCGCCTACCTGAAAAAATTCTCATAACTATACCTGTTTATCGCAATGATGAAGAGATCACCGCGGCGTTTGAGTGCGAGCTTTACAGCACTACGAGCGACTCCGGCGGAATCATCCTCCAGATGTATTGCTATGACTACGAAAACGTTGTGCAGGACGCTATCGACAGGCTTGTCCAGAAGATTATCGCTGATATTCCCGATGTTTCGGCATACAGCGTAAAGAGTGTTTAACCCATCGTTGCCCTGTCCGTTGTTCCTTCTGTCGGCGGGCAGGGATTTTTTTAAAAGGGGGTGCGGTATGCCCGTTCGTGTTTAGCTCTGGATGGTTAAAAAGATGCTCCGTGCGGGGGCAGGGGGCATCTGTTCAGTTATTCAGGCGGTGGGAGATGGTTGAGTTTTTTGAGGTTTTGGCGGCGGACTATGCTGTTTACTGGCTGATTTGCGAGATTATGGGGTGGTGGTAGATGGCGGTTTGTATCGTCTGCGAGGCGGAAACACCGGGTAAATGGTGGCGGAAATACTGCTCTGATAAATGCAGGGATAAGGCGCGGAAGAAGCCGGAACGGAGGCCTTGCGAGGTCTGCGGGGAGCCTCTGAAAACATCGCAGATTAAGTTTTGCGGCAATCTGTGTAAGCAAAAGGCGGCAATGCAGCGCAGGGCGGAAAAAATGGGTGATAGGCCTCTTTTTAAGTTCGTCTGTGAGGTCTGCGGGAAGGATTTCTTCCGTCCGGGCAAGCGCAGGCGGGTTGTCTGCGGGAAAGAGTGCCGGGCGGCGTATGAAAAGCTTTATCACAAAGAGTATGACAAGCAGGGCAAGGCTGAGGCTGAAAAAGGCGGGGTGAGTTTTCCGGAGTGGACGTTTCATCCGGACGAGCGCATCCGTAGGGATGTTCAATTTTGGTTTCTGACAGGGCAGATTGAGCGCGCGAAAGCGGGCGTTAAGTTTACGGACTATGAAAAGTTTTTTAAATGGAGCCTGAGCCGCGGCGGCGGAATGATTAAAACCACCGCTATCATGGTGGGTGGAGAGGTGCATAGATGAAAGTGAGTTTTGGCAGGGAAGCGGGCAAAGTTTTAAGTCGGCAGACCGGGGGAAGGGTTGTTAAAGCGAGGGATTCGAGGGCTCTTTGTCCGGAGTGTCATAAGACGGTTCTGGCGCATGATGGCGGGTGTGTATACTGCCCGAACTGCGGCTACAGCAAGTGCGGAGGGTGATATGAAAAAAGGAGAGATAAGAAAAGAGATCATGAAAAAGCCATATGATGAAAAAGCCGTTCTTCGCCGCATGGAAGCAAGATATGAAGCCGCTATGGAGCGCATAGAGGCGAGAGCAACGGCGGCTATGGCAACTATAGAGGCGATGGCGAAAGCCGCGCTCACGGGCAAGCCTGCGCCCGACACGGGGGATTTTCAGGCGGCTATTGATGCTCTGGCGAGGGGCGATAACTCAAAGCTGGACGAGTTTATGAGGAACGGCGGGGTAGTGCCGAAGGTGGGGAATTAGATGTGTGTGATGGCTGATGATGAGCAAATCGGCAAGCTTGAAAGGGAAAACAGGTGGTTGAGGGCTGTTATTCAGAATGCAATATGCGCACTGAATAAAATTCCATATTCCAGCGGATGGGGAGAAGAGAGGGCTGCAGCAGCTTTAAGAAGACAGAAACTTGAGGTAGTGAGCATACTTTCTGCGGGGTTGAAAGATGATTAGTACTGCATAGTTGATTTTTTAACTCAAGCTTAATTAAAACAATAATTTTGAGCCTTTGGAATCGGGACAATATAGGTTTGTCCCGATTCTTGAGGAGCAAAGAAAATGAGAAAAAATACCGAATTTGAAAGGCTTCTGGAAAGAGTAAGAGCGGCTAAAAAGAGCGGCAGAAGGTTTAATTACTGCGATTATGAGCGTCTGAAACTGTTAATTCCTGCTGAAAGCTATGAGGCGGATATAAGGCGTTTGACAAGAGCGATGGGGGTTTAAGAAATGGCATATCCGAGGCGGGTTGTTTCCGGCGGTTTCTGGGAAGATGATTACATCGGCTCATTGCCGCCGAAAGAAAAGCTTTTATTTATATACCTTTTAACTTCTCCGAGGTCGAACCTTGCGGGGGTTTATGAGCTTAAAATGCGCCCGCTCATGTTTGACACGGGCTTGACGGCGGAAGAAATCAGCGCGGGGTTTGAAAAATTCGCCGCCGCGGGTAAGGTTTACTACGTGAAAGAGGTGGTTATTCTCGTTAATTTCACGAAATATCAGGCATATAATAAAAATATGCTCCGTGGGGTTGAAAGCATCCTGAAAGGGTTTGAAAGCGTTCTGAACGGTTCGGAAGGGTTCGAAAAGGTTAAGGAAGCGTTTGAAAGGGTTCGGAATCATTCGGAGGAAGTAGAAGTAGAAGTAGAAGATAATATATATAATATAAATAATAATACAAAACAAGAAGCCGAAAAAAGAGAAAAGCCGGTTAAGAAACCGGCTGCCTCCCCTATTTACACTCAGGGGGATTATGATTTTGTTCAGTTTATGGAGCGGGAGCTCCGTTTCAACAATCCGAAAATGCGCAAGCCGAACCTGTTTCGCTGGGCGGAAGAAATACGCCTCATGCGGGAGCGGGATAAGCGCACTTTTGAGGAAATCAAAGCGGTTTTTCTTTTCGCAAACAATGATTCTTTTTGGTCTACAAACATTTTAAGCCCCGCAAGCCTGCGGGAGCAATTCGACAAGCTCTTTGTGCAGATGAAAGCGAAAAACGGCACTAAGCAGAGCGGTGAACCTGCGAAAAAACCTAACAATGTCATAGGCTACGGGGGTTAATATGAAACGTATTGTTCCTCATTCTCTGGAAGCTGAGCAGGCTGTTTTGTCCTGCTGTCTGCTTGATGAAAACCTGATAGAGCGTATCAGTGCAATTATCTCTGCGGAGTCGTTTTATTCTCCGGTTAATCAGTACATTTTTAAAGTTATCAGCGATATGAAGCGCATGGGTAATGCTGTTGATGTGGTCACAGTAGCAGCGTATGTGAACGGAAAAGGCGAGCTTGAGCGGTGCGGCGGGGTTGAATATCTCTCGTCTCTGGTGGAGATTCTGCCGGACGGGCGCAAGGCGGCGGACTATGCGGAGATAGTCGCGGAAAAGGCGAGGTTGCGGGCTGTTATCGCTATTTGCGCCGATGCCGCCGAGTCTGCGTATCAGTCAGAGCCGTGCGGAGAAATCGTCATGGACGCTGTTCAGCGTTTGCAGGGGCATATACGCACCGGAGCTAGGTTTCAGACGTTTCCGGACAGGGTTGACGCTCTTCAGTCTCGCATTGACGGTTATTACGAGGGCAGACAAGCGGGTGTTCTTTGCGGGATTAAGCCGATTGATGAAGCTCTGAACGGGTTTCAGGCGGGTTTGTATGTTATCGCCGGGCGTCCTTCGATGGGGAAAACATCTTTCAGTATCAGAGTTTGTGTGGGGTTGGCGGCGAACGGCAAACGCGGGCTTTATTTCCAGATGGAGAATAACTTAGATGTTTTTTTGGAGAAAGTTATAGCTCTGCTCACGGGCATTACAAAGTATGATTTGCAGTATGCGAAGATGGACAGGAATAGCCTGAACCCTGCTTTTGAGCAGCTTTTTGCGCTGCCGATGGAGTATTCAGACGGCCGCTTCACCGCGGAACAGATAAGGGCTGTCGCTCTGGAGAGGTCAGGGCAGATTGATTTCATCGTGATTGATCAGCTTTCTCAGATGCCGTTCCCGAAGGGGTGCAGGGATTCTGTCGAGGGTTACGGGCGTAATGTCAACGGACTGAAGGCACTCAGTAAGGATTTGGGTATTCCTGTCATTCTTCTGTCGCAGATAAACAGGGGCGTGGAGCAGAGGCAGGATAAACGCCCGATGCTGTCAGACCTGAAGCAGACAGGCAGCCTTGAGGAAGACGCAGACGTGGTTATGCTTCTTTATCGTGACAAGTATTACTATCCGGAGCGGGGAGTTGACGGCATGGAAGTTAATGTGGCGAAAAACCGCATTACCGACCGCACGGGCGTAATTGTTTTTAAAACTGAGTTCGGGCGGGTGTGAGATGGCTATTGATTTGCATGTGGATTTCAGCGGCATCATGGACGAGGTTGACAGGGATAAACTGCACAACGCCGTAGTGGTCTCTCTCAACCGTGCGGCTGATTCAGTAAGGTCTAATCTCCCGAAAGAGATCAAGCAGGTTTATGACATAAAGCTCAATCAATCAGAGATTAAGAGCATGTTGAGTGTCCAGCGGGCTACACCCGCAAGACGGTCTGTCTATGTGCGCGGCGTGGGTCAGGTGGGCGTGAGTCTGACAAAGTATTACGGCGCTAAAGTTGTAGGCATCAGGCAGCGGGCGCGCTCTCGCAAGGCGATGTATGCAAATGCGGGCGTGAGCTACAAGATTACAAAGGCGGGCGGAAGGCAGGTGCAGAGGAATAAGCAGGGCTACGGATGGTTCATGGCGCGGATGAAATCAGGCTATGAGGGTATCTTTAGGCGGGCGGGATATAAGACAAGCAAAGGCAAGGATGCTCTTGAGGTTTGGCACGGTCCCGGTATCGGCAGGATTCTGTCGCACAGGAACATTGAGGCGTTCGCAAACGCGCACATGATAAGCAGGTTTGATACAGAGTTCACACGATACCGCAATTACCAGCGGTCGCAGTCGTCAACGTCAGTCTATAGCGGCGGGGTCAGGTTAAGATGATGGCTCTTGAATCACGGGTCCTTTCTGCACCCCCTCTAACTACGGGTCGACGGAGGCGCGGCAAATCGCTCTTTTTTTGGAGTAGACTGTCTGTTTCGTTTTCGTTTTTCCCTTTAGTGGTAAGGGTTTCAGGTCTGAATGCTAAAGGAAAAACATAATAAAAATTATTGTTAACACGTATTTAGGCGAAAAATNNCGCGGGGGATTGCCGTTTTTTTGTAGTGAGTTAGAGATTTCGGTTTCGTTTTGAGGGGATAGAGGGATGGAGTTTGTTGTCGGGGCGAGGGATGTGGGCGAACTGTTGGGAATGACAGAGCGCAATGTGCAAATACTTGCAAAAGAAGGAGTTTTTAAAAAGGTTGCGCATGGGCAATATGACCTGCGGGCGGTTGTTCAGGATTACGTGCAGTACGAGATAAAGAAGGCCGCTGAAAAACGAACTGACCGAAATCTGGCGGCTACGGTTGATTATCAGGCAGTTAAAAACGAAACGGAGTTGAAAAAACTGGTGACGGAAACAACGCTGAAAGAGCTTGAACTTAAAAAGCTTGAGGGTGAATTGGTGGACATGGAAGCCGTTGAGGCTTTTGTGGCCGGGCTTGCGGGCATGACAAAAGACTCTCTTTTCGCGATGCCGGACAGGCTTTCAGAGCGGCTTGCGGATTGTGACGATGCGCACACATGCAGGGCGATTCTGGAGACGGAAATAAGGCAGTTGTTAAAAAACTTTGAGGATAAGGCGCATGAGCTTAGCACTATTGCAGACGAAGCTTGATGAACAGGCGGCAAAGTTCCGCCGGAATGCAAAGATAGTTTGCCTTGACGCTTACCGCGCGGCAATTCAGCCGCCGGAGGCTATCACTGTTGCTGAGTGGGCAGAGAGCAAGCGTTATTTACCAAAGGGCTCTTCCGTGCCGGGCAAATGGCGCAATGACCTGACTCCGTACTGGGTCGAGGTCATGGAGGCGTTATCTCCGCAGTCGCCCGTCACTGATGTCGTGCTTGTTAAATGCACTCAGATCGGCGGCACGGAAGTAGGGCAGAATATGCTGCTGTACTACATGGATATTGACCCTACTAATATTTTGCTCGTAATGCCTTCTGATGGCGTGATTAAGACGCACGTTGAGACAAAGCTTGACCCCGCTTTAGCCTCCTCCGGCATCCGCACATATGGCCGCAAGCGGAATCAGGACAGTATCACGGAGAAGAAGTTCGCCGGGGGACTGCTGAAAATAGTGTCCTCAAACTCCGCCACATCCGCGCGCTCTTACTCAGCGCGCATTGTGGATATGGATGACATAGACGGCTATCCGAAGGAGATAGGCGAGGAAGGAAACACTATATCCCTCTTTGCAAAAAGGACTGACAGTTACGGCATACGTGCTAAGCGCTATAAGAACTCCACACCGACAACGCCGGACGGGCATATCTGGGAGGCGTTTCAGGATTCGGATCAGCGTTATTATTATGTCCCCTGCCCGCACTGCAAAGGCGAGTTTGTTTTTGATTTTGACGGGCTGAAATACAACGTAAACGCCGCCGGAGATTTGGCGAGCGAGGTTGAATATTGCTGTCCTTCCTGCGGATGCCTAATCCGCGAGAGCGAGAAATATAACATGATGATTGGCGGGAAATGGATTCCGCACAATCCGGGGAACCCTACCCGCGGGTATCACATTAACAGCCTTTATTCCCCGCTGAACATGGTTTCTTGGCGGCAGATTGTTAAGGAATATCTCGCTGCTAAGAAAGCTATGCGCCGCGGTGACGCAAGTCTGATGCGGACTTTTGTAAACACCCGCAAAGCTCTTCCTTGGTTTGACAGGGTTGAGGCTGTGGACGCTCAGTTGATTTTTGAGAATAACCGCAGTAATCCGGGTGCTTATGACTGGGATAACCTGCCCGAAGAGGCTTTAGTTTTAACCTGCGGTGTGGATGTGCAAGATGACCGCCTTGAAGCTGAAGTGGTTGCGTGGGGGCGTGGCGAGGAATCATGGAGCGTTTGTTATAAAACCTTCCGCGGGAATCCGGCAATGCTTACAAGCGGGGGTATATCCGGGCAAGAAACCGTCTGGGAACAGCTTTCGAGCCTGCTTGACCGCACATACACTTTTGAGGACGGCAGGACAGCTAAGATTGCCTGCGCCTGCATCGACAGCGGTGGGCATCATACAAAAACAGTTTACAGGTATGTTCAGCCTCGGCAGGGGAGGCGTGTTTTTGCAATCAGGGGTGCGAGTGCGGCGGGTGCGCCTCCTGTGCAGTTTTCGAAAAAAACTACCGCAAGGGTGCGTCTCGCGAACATCGGGACGGACGGTTTTAAAGACACGATATACAGCCGCCTGAAGCTCACTGATTACGGCTATGGCTACATGCACTTTCCGTTTGAGTACGGACTGGAGCATTTCGAGCAGCTCACTGCGGAGCGCAAAGAGCACAACAAAAAAACGGGAAAATGGGCGTGGAAACTGCCGAGCGGCAGGCGAAATGAACCGCTTGATTGCCGTGTATATGCTTCGGCGGCGTTGACGATTCTGAGCCCTGATTTCGATAAGATGTATGAAAAGGTTTTGGCGCTGAGGGAAGAAATTGAGGCGGCAACGGCGGCGGCTGAGACGGCAGTAGCGAACGAACAGGACGAGATTACGGAACGGCGGATAGAGAAGAAAAGAGAGAAGAAAAACAGAGTAAAACGGAGGGTGAGCGGATGGATAAACGGGTAGAGGCGGGCATAACACCCGGCGGGGTGAAACAGAAAATTCAGGAAACGATTGAGCAGAATCAACAGGCGGGCTTGCGCTTCACTGTGTTTACAACGGCGGATGTTGCGTTGCTTCTCAACTGCACAGACCGCACCGTCCGCAATCATATAGAGTTCGGCAGCCTGAGAGCGAAAAAGCCCGGCGGAAAGTGGGTTATAGAGCCCTATGACTTGCTTGTTTTTATAGAAGAGCGGGGGTTTTGATATGAGCAAAATAGAATGGTGTGACCGCACGTTAAACCCCATCCGTGGCTTATGCCCGCATAAGTGCCCGTACTGCTACATGACGAAGATGCACAAGCGGTTCGGGACGGGGCAGGAAACGACAGAGCATTGGGGCGATGTTTATGACGCATTGCTCGGTGCGAGAAAACCGACAACCTTTTTTGTTGGTTCCGCATATGATATTTTTGCCGAGACTAATCTGCATATGCACGAGATATTGCTTTTCTCTGCATTCAAAAACCCTGCCTCAACTGTCGTTTTATTAACTAAAAACCCAAAGGCTTATAAGTTTCTTGCTAATAAACATCAAAGGTCTTTCCTTGGCGCATCCCTTGACGGCAAACACTACACCGATTTTAACGGCGGGCATGACCTTCTTGATTTTATCAGCGTTGAGCCGATGCTCGCTCCGGTGAAACTCCCTGAAACATCCGCAAGAGCCGTTATTATCGGCGGTCTCACAGGGCACGGAAGCCCGTATAAACACACGCCTATAGAATGGTTTGACGATATTGTCAAACAGGCTCTGGATAGCGACATGAAGGTGTTTATCAAAGACAATCTTAAAGACTATATCGCTCCGCTTGAAGCGAAATACGGCGTGTCACTGCGTCAACTGCTCTGGAAGGTGCGGGGATGAAATCAGTTTTTGACTATATAGACCGCTCTGAACGCATGGACAGCGCAGATGAATTGATAGTTGATCTCTTCGCCGGCGGCGGCGGTGCGTCTCTCGGAATAGAAACGGCTCTCGGCATGAGTCCGCATATCGCAATCAATCATGATGCGAATGCAGTTGCTATGCACATGATTAACCATCCCGATACTGAACACTTTCATTCTGACGTGTTCGAGATAGACCCTTATGAAGTAACGAAAGGTCGTCCAGTGGGGCTTATGTGGGCTTCTCCGGACTGTACGCATTTCAGTAAAGCAAAAGGCGGAAAGCCAGTTTCAAAACGCCGGCGGGGGCTTGCTTGGGTTGTTAAACGCTGGGCGGGTACTGTACGCCCTCGTGTAATTATAATGGAAAACGTTGAAGAGTTCATGACGTGGGGACCGCTTAAGGCATCAAATAAAACGGGCGAATATATGCCGATCGAAAAGCAGGAATTACGCCCTGATGCAAAACGCAAGGGGAAAACATACAAACGCTTCATAGCGGAGCTTCACGCTCTCGGCTATAAAACAAAATCAAAAGTCCTGTGTGCGGCGGATTACGGTGTACCTACTATCCGCAAGAGGTGGTTTCTCGTTGCCCGTTGTGACGGACAGCCTATTACATTCCCGAAGCCCACACATAGTAAAGGCGGTAAAAACGGACTTAAACCGTGGGTTCCCGTGGCTGATATTATTGATTGGTCGCTGCCTACATACTCAATTTTCCTGACAAAAGAGGAAGTAAAAGAACGGAAGCTCCCCTGCAAGCGTCCTCTCGCTCATAAAAGCATGATGCGTATCGCATCGGGTACAGATCGTTTTGTTATCAAAAATGAAAACCCGTATATTGTCCCTGAAGAATTTGGACACAACATCATATCGCCGTTCATTGTGCATCATCAAAATTCAAGCAGTGCAGGAATCAATGACATTGAAGAACCCCTCCGCACAGTAACCGCAATGCCTAAGGGCGGCGGGATGGCGATAGCGACACCGTTTATCACAACTTATTACGGCGGAGATAGCGGCGAAGGCAGAGGACAGAGTCTTGAGGAACCGCTGGCAACACAAGGAACAGCAAACCGTCACGGGCTGACTACGGCTTTCATGGCGAAGTATTACGGCGGG